CATGACAGCTGCGTCGTGTGCTGTAATTTCTTTATCAATATATGCTGACCAAAGTTTTGCTATGTTACCGTGATTAACTACCTTATCTCCATACGTCTTTGCTCTTGGTCCTGAGATAAGTTCTTTTGCTGTTTGTAATGCTTCTTCTGTTTTCATAATATATAGGCTTTGTTAAAGTCTTTTGGATCAACTATATGCAATTCTTTCTTTGTCCTTGTCGTTCCAGTGTAAAACAATCGATGTAATTCATCTGGATCGTGACTGAAAGTTTCTAATGCTGCGTTAGTTAAGTCCTGTAGAATAAGAACTTTATTGGCCTCTCCTCCTTTTGCTCCATGTATTGTTGACATTTTAATACGAGGATTTACGTTTATCTTCTCACCGTTAGCCCTCATATTCCTTATATAGTTTTCTGTAAAAGTATCAAGTCCTTCAAACGAATCATACCAAACCTTGTCTGTAATTAATCCATATTTTTCTTGGCATTCTTTCAACGTATATTTATCATCAGAATGAAATAGTTTTCCCTCTCTAAATCCGTCTGCCACATTTGTGCCTAAATATCTGTAGATGTTTTTTATTTCTATATGAGTTAATAAACTACCTCTTCTCCATTGTTCCCAATTTTGTAGAGCCATCAATAGTTTTATATCTATAGAATTTTTGTTTTTATATTGATAATACCAACCTCTCAATTCACATAATTCTTTTACATCATCTAGTAAATAATTAGCTGTAGCCAATACAAGCCATTGTCCTTCTGACATGTTGACTTGTGTAAGATCAGAATATCTTTTTAAAATACCTTCTTCTGTTCTTGGTTTATATTCTTTATTAAATCTATTTTGTACCTTTCCGATTATCTTTTGTGATAATTCATGTATAGGACCTCCAGGTATTCTAAAAGATTCTTTTAGAACTTCTATCTTATCTACTTCTTTCTTAAGAGCTATAAAGTGATCTACATCTGCACCAGCCCATTTAAATATAGCTTGATCATCATCACCAGCTATGTATGTTTTATCTGATTGATTCCACATATTCCTTACCATATCCCATTGCAGAGAAGATAGATCTTGTGCCTCATCTATGAATAATACATCAAAGTTTGCTGTAATATCTTTAGCAATAAAGTCATGTATAAGATCAGTAAAATCTTTTTTACCTGTTTCTTTTTTATATCTTTTGAGTTCTTCTGATAGAAGATACAAAGTGTTTCTTTCTATATCCAATATATTCTGTCTTGAATCATAGTATTGCAGTAGATCCATTTGTTTGACTCTAGCTGTTTCTATTATTGTAAGGTACTCATTGTCAGAATTAAAAGTACCATCTTCTGAAGAATACCTGGCTGTCTTGATAGGTATATTACATTTTTTACCAAACTCTTTATAGTCAGATGGCGACATCATCTTCTCTCTCGCCATTCCTAATTTTTGAAATGCAAATGAGTGAAGCGTTCTAAAATTTTCTAGATCTGTGTCTTGATCAAGTTCAAATTTTTTAGCTGCTCTCTCTGCCGCTTCTGTTGCTGCTTTTCTTGTAAAAGAAAAGTATCCTATCTGTCTAGGCCGCACTCCTTTTTGTATAAATTCGTCTACGAGATTTAACAGTGTTGTTGTTTTTCCTGTTCCGGGTGGACCTAATATTATTGTTTTCATATTTTTTTATCTTTCTCTCTAGTCTTTTTATTTTAGCTTCTGCCATGTCGTATTGTGATTTAAGTAGTAACCATTGGTATTTCCAATTCGTACCTATCTTGTTCATTAAAAATGCTCCTCCTGATATTTGATTTGTGATGTGCTAGCTTCTATTTGTTTGAGTGCTTTTATCTTTATCAGTCTAGGTTGTTGCTTCTTAACTCTAACCCTTGACTCCTCAATAAATACATCTAGTTGTTTTATTAGATTACCTGTCTTGGTTTTGTCTAATTCCCAGTTGTTCTTCTTACAAAAATTATAAAAGTCTTCCATTCTAAAATATGTAAATTCTCTATCGTCATCTGTGTATGGTAGTTTGTTAAACACATCATCAATAGTTCTTGCTGATTGTCTATTTGTAGTCCAGTCTTGTAATAAATCTAAAATTACATTTGTAGAATCTAAAGATTCTAATGGTTCTATTTCTTGTACGTTTTGTAATAATGGTTTTAGATAATATTGTTTCCAATCTTTTGCTTTTGGTACAGGCACAACTAAGTTTGCTTGATCTAAACATGCTAGTGCAAACAAAGGTGAGCTGTATAGTTGTTCTGATTTTAATTCTATTCTGTTATCATTTACATCTAAAAACCATTGTGGTGGTTTTGATGTATACTTTGTAAGATTACCTAACAAAGGCATTTCTTCTTCACCAAACCCTACACCAAATCTTTTTGTTCTACAAAGACCTGACTGACATACTGCATTGATAGGTGCATCCTTGCATCTATATTTGTCATAACCTTTTCTATTTACTGATTTAATTAATTGTTGAACCTCACTGTTGTTCAAAGCAGGTTGCATATATTTTTGATTTGCTTTTACTAATTCATCTTCCCATGTATCTGGGTTTGCTTGTTTGAAATAAACTGCAATATTAAATAGAGCATTGTTTCTTGATCCCTCTCCAAATCCTGTAGATGCTAATTTATTTAGACATGGTGGACCAGAAGGGAATGATTCTGTATTTTCTTTTTCTTTTATATTTATAGATTTTATTTGTTCTTCGGTACGGCTATATTGGTCATACATAGAATAGAATGATTCTAAAGTAGCTGCACCACCATTATCATCAAAGGCATATCTTAGTCCTTTTGTTCCGTTGTAGTATGGAAGATTTAAAAAGTTACCTGTATCTCCACGTTCTACAAGTATTTCTGTTTGTTTAGGAAAAACTTCTGATCCTTCATATCCTAAAACTTTTGATATTTTTTTAAGTGTGCTCTGCATAAGAGATGCAGAGATAAATTCTTTTGCAAACAAGAATACGTGCGCACCACCAGATTTAGATCTACAAACTATTAAGGGGAAGTTAGCATTTCGTATGCTCTGAATGAGGCTGCTGTGGTCGAGATCGTAACTGTCAATATCAATACAGCCCCACCTACACGTAGAATCCTCACGAATGGGGATGATGCCCAAAGCCGGACCTTCTCCCTGTAGATGCTTTTCCCACAAATCATCGCCAACATTCTTTCGAACAATGAATGCCTTACCTTGCTGTTTACCGTTTTCGTTTTTTTCTCCTTTTTGATATTGTCCATATGCAATCTTTAATCCTTCAAATATATTTTTAAACTTTTCTATCATTTCTATTTCTGTCTTTTTAAGGGCGGATCCAGTCTCCCATCACCGCCCTCATTCCATCACTGGAATTCATTGACTAAAACGGAGTTTTATCTGCCGCTTTCTCTTCTTGTCCATGTTTTGCTTGGATAGCGCCTTTTTTAACACTATCAGCAAATGCTTTTGCTTGCTCGTATAGGTCCTTATTTGATACGGGTCCTATTTTTGACACAGCCCAACCAAACCAAGTTCCCTTGTCATTTGATTGTTGTACAGTTTTTAAGTTGTACACATGTGAACACATTGGAGGTGTGAACATTCCGTTCTTACCTTGTAATTTAATACCACTCATTATTGAGTTCCAATTTTTACTCACCTTTAATTGTGTCGATTTCATTGTGATCAAAGCAGTCTCTGCCCCATTGTCTTTTGACACTATCACAAAGTACGATGCAGTGTTTTCAAGATAGTTTCCGTTCTTCAGTCTGTCTTTGTTGACAGAATCACGAGTTGCCTCGTTGATGATACCACTACTTGAAGCATGTATTGCTACAGGTGCTCCTGATCCCTCTCCTCTATCTTGCCATTCAATGTATTCTCTCTTGTAATAACAAGGAACTACATTGATTCCTTTTACTCCGTCGTAAGTTTCATGAGTTACAGTGTTATAGATCATGCCTGGTTTAGCACCTTCTACATACTTTGCATCCCTTTCATTTACTTGCGGAGATAGCTGTCCCAAGATTCTTAGAAATGGAAGAGCAAGATCTTGCTGATCCATATTTTCTAAACCTTGTGAAGCATCATTCTCAAACAAACTAGCTGTTGGCAAGTTTGCTTCTTTTTTTATCACGTTTCCTGTTTCGTTCGCCATTGTTCTCCTTTCACGATTAACGTTTCATTTTAGTTTCATCTTTCACAAATAAGTGAAAGAAGTCGGAAGGCATGTCAAGGCCGGCCTCAACACGCTCCCTGTATAGGGCCTTCAATGTCATAGGCTCAACTTTTTGTTTTTGAGTTGGCTCATAACCATTGCCGACCGCAAGGTCCAGCAGTTGCTTCGCCTTGTTATCTTCTCCTTTACCAAATGTTACTGCAACTTCATTTTTAATGATGTCACCCAACCCTTGATCTCGAAGCCATTGATACGCTGATTCTTTTTTCTGTGGATCCTTTGGTAAGGTACAGCTGTATTTTTTATTAACTTCTAATACAGTACCATCAGCTAATTTCAAAGACTGTAATCCTTGTTCTGCTAATATAGCAGGGATAGTCTCTGAACTAATTTTGTCTTTTTGATTTTTTAATTCTTTCATTATATTATCTTGATGTTCTATTTGTTTATCAAGATCAATAATTTTTTCTACGTGTATTGATAATGCACTTAGATCTGTGTTCTCAGCAATTTTTTGCTGATCTTTTTCGAAGTCTAACTCTACTCCGTTATAGTCGTAATTGTTATTGTCGCTCATATTTTCCTTTCTATTGTTCATCTATCTCTAATGGATAGTATCTTTTTTCCTGTCTGTCCCACTTTAACATATTGTATCTACCATTGGTAGCTTTACTTACCATTGATGTGGATATACCTATAATTACAGGATCACCCACAGCTAATAAATAATCTTGACTTCTTATATCTCTTAAATTCTTTCTCATCTTATGTACATAAGGTGATGCAGATAATATAGCTTGCTCTCTATTTGGCAAACATATTACAAGATATCCAAAGTCCGATGCACTCAATATATTTATGTTAGGCGCTGGTTGTTGAACTACATAAACAAATCTTTCTTCTGGATTCTTTTTATAAAAGTCTAAGAACTCCATCAAAGAATTTGGTTTGTATAACTCAAATATTTTATTTTTCATTTCTATTTCTCTTGACTTCTTATATGGGAATACTTATATACTTGTCAAGTAGAAAGAATAAAAATGAATTATAAATTTAAGACGAAGCCTTATAAGCATCAGTTAACTGCTTTAGAAAAATCTTGGGATAAAGATGAGTATGCTTATTTTATGGAGATGGGAACCGGCAAATCAAAAGTGTTGGTTGATAATATTGCTGTGCTGTATGACAAAGGTAAAATAAATTCGGCGCTAATTATAGCTCCTAAAGGTGTGTACCGCAACTGGTATTCACAAGAAATTCCTAATCATATGCCTGGTCATGTTGATTATAAATCGATACTATGGACTGCTTCAACTTCTAAGAAAAAGGATAAAGAGTATCAACAACTGTTTAAAGTAGATTATGACCTTCACATCCTAATCATGAATGTTGAGGCTTTTTCGACAAGAAGAGGACAAGATTTTGCCTTAAAGTTTATGCGTACGCATAAGGTATTGATGGCTATAGATGAATCTACAACTATCAAGACCCCTACAGCCAAAAGAACCAAAGCTATCACTGTAATGGCTCCTATGGCCCAATATAGACGTATTTTAACGGGTTCTCCGGTAACCAAATCACCTCTAGATCTGTTTAGTCAGTGTAGATTCTTAAGTGAACATTTAC